CATGGGTTAGTTCCCCACATGTGTCCTGTCTGTCTTCTACCGTTCTTAGCTACCTGATCATCGGCAGCCTTACGATTGAACATGCCACGTTCACCTGACTTAGATTCGTACAGAGCCAACCATTCTCTCATGTAAGTTTCCATAGCAGGCTTACCCTTGTAGGCTACAGAGTTGTTTGCCAATGCTCTTTGACCATTTGCGTTCCACCACTCGCCTGCTTTAGCGTGTGCCATTTGATCATCGTTCAAGTTAGATAAGCTGATCAGTGCAGATCGTCTCACTCCCCCTACAACTACAACCTCGCCAACCTTACACATGATATCGTGACACTCAATAGGGAATAACTTTCTACCTGTTGCACTTTTAAATTTCTCAATAGTAAACTTAAATAAGTTAACGAGAGGATCAGCACCTGATGCCCTGCCACCCATAACTTTTAGTCTTGCACCTGCAGGTCTTACGTTAGACACATCCCATGTTGGTATCATACCTGAATACAACAAAGCCACCAACTCTCTGTAGGCTTTTGCCCAACCCATCTTGCTATCATCAACTGTGATGACAACGTCAGACTCTTGCATGTTCTCACTAATGATAGGTAGCTTGTCTACGTTCTCACGTTCAACAGAGAAACCTACACCTGTACCACACATAAGTATGTACATAGCTTCATCGAATGATCTCGGACTGTCTACGGGTAGGTAGCTACAGTTATAGCCACAAGTGTTATCTCTCTTGAGTGCTTCACCTGCAGTCATCATAGCTCTCATAGATGGCATAACCTGCAAACTAGTTATGTACTCTTCCATCATCTCTTTATCGACTTTATCTATCTTATACTTGTGTTTCTCCATAAGAGTATCAGCCATAAAATTTACATACCTGCTGACTGTCTCTCCCCAATTCTCTCTTCTTCCCTCATCTTCCATCCATCTAGCATACCTAGACTTGTGTATAAATTCTTGATACGAGGTTGGTAACATATTAGATGTCATCTTTATTTTCTCCTATTGTTTTAATTAAACGATTTAAATACCATTTTGCTTTCTCTAAATCTTCTACACCATTCTTATATTTATATCTACACAAATATTTAAGAATGTTGCCTTGAAGATACGCTTCAAATCCACCACCTGTGACAGACTCTATCATGTCAATAGTCTCGATGCCTGCTTTATTGTAGTGAGCAGGACTATTAACCATGTCTTCTTTGTTTTTACCCGACAAATACTTGATCTCGTCTTCTGCTTCTTTTGATTTCTTTCTCATGTATTCCATATGTCTCATCATTGTTCTTTACCAAAATCTACTTTAATTACATTTTCAGGCATGTCAAGTTTTTCTCCTGTTTCATCTTGATATTGTACCTGAAGTTCTTTGGCCGCAAAGTTAAACTCTATCTCTGACTCCCCACAACGAAACACTTCATCCCCTCGTCTTCGTAGCAAAGCCATCATACCCTCGTGCATAATAGATGCAACTGAGTGATCATCAAATGTCTTGTACTCCTTGCCTGTTGTGTCGTAGGCAACCAGATGAAACTGATCGTCTGGTAGTTCAGATATGACAATGTAGTATTTGTCTTTCTCCAAACTCATTATGGTATTCATATCTTTCTTTTTCATTTCTTTAACCACTCCATAGGTATTGATCCTTCTGCCCACCTGAAGTTGTTCTTAAGACACCAATCAGCGTAGGTTGTTTTACTTCCCTTATAGATTTTATTTCTAGCGTTCATAAATACCATACGTATATCTAGCTTCTTGTGTTGCTCTTTTACCAAAGCCATCTTAACTCTGTCTGCCTTGTCGAACTCACCTTTAGCTTCAATGTATATGTTCGTAGCAGGTATGTAGAAGTCAGGAGTGTAGGTACGTATCTTAGGCACATAGGTTATCTTGTGCTTCTCGTACTCAAATTTTATCTTGTTGTCTATTAGTTTTCTAGCTAGAGATAGCTCAAACTTAGATCGATAGCCTGCGTTCTTCCTAGCCACTATATTTTCCCCATTCGGATTTTCCAACTCAATGACTCTAGGCGTTTGTTGACATATCCTGCCATCTTCGGGGATTGTTTTTCTATTATAGTAAGTTCGTCTAGCAGGGGATATATCGGCACACATAAAATCTTTCCGTAATTAAGGCTATAGTTTATTGTTTGAAATTCGTTTTCTACTTTCATAATATCTCTAGCTTCTGTTTCAGGAGTTACTGCACCATGTTCAGAGAAGTTATCTCGCAAAGTCAACGGTATTCCTCTGTCATGTTGTCTGAGAAATGTTATATCTCTACCCCCACCTGTGCCTTTGTGAGACTCAATGTATATGTGATACAAGTTCTCATTCAACTCAAGTAACTTTGTCTGATAGCTATGTAGGTATATTGCCGACACTATAATGCTTTCTTTTTTAATACGTCATACCATATCTTAGGTGTTGCTTTAGCCTTAGATGTAACTTTATCATGTAGTTGTGACTTCGACCAACAATGTGATCTGTAACCACACATGCTACATATCTTAGGCAAAATCTTGTTACCTGTTCGGATGACTTCGCCTTTTACTTTGTATGTTTCAAACTCTGATTTAAATGGTTTTACAAACTTAGGATCAGGATCAAGTAATCTCTTTACTCGTCTCTCTGCATCCTTTAAATATTCTTTTCTATCTTCTGCCTGCCAATCAGGTGCTTCAACCATAGCCAACTCACCACTTGACTTGTTAACTACAATCCACCCACCAAACGGTAGACCTGTAGCTTCACCATACAGATGCCCTTGCATTACGTAGCCAAAGGGATCATCTTCTTTTATCTTATCATACCCACCGTACCCTGTGTACTTAAACTTAAATGCCCACTCACTAGCAGACTTAACATCCCAAACTTTTTCTATGCCCATCTCATCTCTTAAGATAAGGTCAAGTGTTCCTGTTACTTCATGCCCTGCAAGTGTGAGCTTGACAGGTTTTTGTTTAGCTACAATGTCTACCTCTGCTTGTTCCATGATAAGCACCATGACAGATTCAACTAAGTCACCAAACAAAAAACGAAACAAAGCATTGTAGTCCATGTCCTCTTGTATACCTTGCCTATCTAGCAACTGTTGACACAGAGGTCTACCTAGTCCTGACATACGTATACTGAACTTACGTTTCTTATTTAATTGTTTTTCTACAGATTCTTCACATTCTTTTGCAAAGTCCATAATAGCACTAGGGGAGACCGTGACTTCCCCCCTAGTTGCTTTCTGCATGTAGTCTTGGATTTTAAGCAGATTTAACATTGAAATCAGCCGACAAGTCCTGTTCCTCACTAGGAGAAATGAGTTTCTGAGCTTCTCTGTGCTGATTTAAAACGTTCTCATTGTGAGCCTTTACGGTCTCTGAAAAGTCTTTCATCAATGCCTTGTCTGCATCCGAGACTTGTACTTCCGAATGGAGAGTCGGAACGGGTACATAGTAAGTAACTGAACCTGACTTGACCCTGCTTGTTGCTAACTTAATAACAACCTTCTGCATAATCTTCTTCTGTCTAGTTAAGCTATCTATGAAATCTCTGATAGGTTTAAAGCCTGATCGCTTAAAGTAAGATACGAAAGGCTTGTCCTTTATATCTACCTTTGTGCCATCTGCTTTAGTGAAGTCGCCACTTACCTGACCATATATAACTTGGTTACATACTGCAGAACGTGACTTTACTTTTAGTGGGTCATCATCAGAAAGAGTCTCTTCTTCCTTTGCAGATAATCTACCACACTTGTTGCCTGCTGATGTGTCAGGAAATTCTCCTGCCAACGTAGGCTTTTGTACTGACTTACAAGAAAAAGTTCCCTGCTCCATATCATACACACTCCACTCAAAAGTACGTAGGATAGGTCTGATGAACGCTTCCTTTGCATAGATGAACTCGCCATCTAAGAACATCTTCCATGAGCCACGAGTCAAGGCAACACCGTCATCTGTCTCCGTGTCGTAGTTTATGTTCAATCTAGGCAAGCCAACATTAGATGTCGTCTTTGCTTGTCCTGTAAGTTCCATAAACGTAGCCGTATCATCATCACTAAACGCTGATACTAACTGATCCATTTCGTTTCCAATTGTAGTCATTTCATTTGTTTCCATTTTTATTTCCTTTAAGTTTATTTAAAATGTAACTTGATGTTAATGGCTAACTTCAGATAAGTCAAGCCAATTATTTCCTATTTTTAATTCTATTCCTATTGGCATGTCGTATTCTAAGCCATACCTAGCTTTCGAGCCATCAGAAATAGATAACATGGCTTCAGATAATACCTTGATACACTGATCTTTTTCATCAGGATGTACGTCAAGTACTATTGAATCATGTACTGTGTTGCATATTACTGATTGCATTTTATTTTTTTGCATCACCTTATCTAGCTCAACTAGTGCGATAGGTAGCAAGTCAGCAGTTGCAAATCCTTGTACAGGGTAATTACAGATAGCCGTTCTGTTTGTGGCCGCACCCCAATCTGTCCACTTGGCATCAGGAAAAGAATAGACACGACCTGATGGTAGTTTGATCTCTTTGGTCTTAACTGCTTCTTTCTCTAGTTCCTTGTGCCATTCGGTAACTTTCTCATACTTCTCTTTAAAAGCCGTGTAGTAGGCTTGTTGTGCTGGAGTACCACTGACCCCACCGTAGAGAGGTTTGAACGTGTGTGCCTTTGCATCCTGCCTAGAACACCCTATTATAGATGCAGTGTAGCTATGAACATCTGTTCCC